ATGGAATACAGGATAACTTCTAAACTCCATTTCCTTTCCATCCATAACCATTCTAGAAAGTTTAGTAACTGCTTTACTTCCTTTGATTACTTTACCACCTAATTTTCTAGCTTGGTTAAAAGTACAAAATCCACCTTGTAGATTTGTAGATTGTAACTTCTCAAGATTCTTTCCTGAGAACTCTTTCTTAGTGTATATGTTGTAGTACATTATATCTCCTATTGTTGTTTTTTTCATATACCTTACCCTCGTATATTCCATTTTTAGGATCAACAATTAATACAGAGCATAGTTAGTGGTTATTTCTTGTTTTCTCTAACAAAATATAATTTTAAATGATCTCCAACAGTCGAAACAGTTACTTTGATTAAATGTTTATCATCATCCCAATCATCGTATTTAGATTTCTCTAACTCTATTCCTCTTGCCATAGCTTCGTTTAGTATTTCTTCTTGTTTCTTATTCATATTTAACTCCTTGTTGATATTTCATTTGCCAAAGTAATAGTTTGTCTTCTTTTTCTAATTCTTTAGCTTGTTTGTTTTGTTCTTCCATTGGTACAACTTCTAAAGGTTCTAACTTTTCATTCTTAGACTTCTCTAAAAGTTCATCCCAATACTTTTTAGACATGATCATTTTTTACTCTCCGTTTTTTTTTCATTCTCCATTATACAACATTCGGTTTTACACATCCTGTAGGTTCTAATCGATTTGTTCCAATTTGTAAAAAATGAGTAACTGTTACCAATCAAAAAAAAATTAATTTTATCTGTTGCTTGGTTTTTTTGTCTTTTAATGATATTTAACTTTCATGTCCGATATTGTTGAACAAATGACAAATTATAGAATCTCTCAAATTGAGTTAGCTGAAGCTAGATACTATGAAGATTTGATTAGAGCATTAGATAAAATAGAAAAAGAAGTAATGGCTTATGTTGGAACACTTCCTTTGAAAGAGGGTAAGCTATTTGAATTAAAGTCAGCAATAGCATCAAGACCTATCATTAGAGAAATTTTAGAAAGAGAATATTTAGCCTGGTCAGATACAGTTGTTCGAGAGGGATATTCTAAACAAGCAAAAAGAATTGAAAGAGCATTTAAGACTATTGGTAGGATTCCTGTTGAGTTCCAACAACTAACTGATTCTGACTTATCTGTTATAACAAATCTTAAAAGACAAACCTTTAGTCAATTCAAAGATGTAGCAAATACATTTACAAGAACAATCTCAGATAAAATATATCAAAGTACATTAGTTGGAACTAACTTTACTGAACTACAAACAGAACTAAGACAAACAATAAATGGTATCTATGCAACTGCTAATGATACAGAAGTACAAAAACTAATTAATCAAATTAAAAAAGATGAAGTTAGAGTTAGAAGACTTACAGGACCAGAAAGAATAACAATTAGATCAAAATTAAATAAAAATATTCAAACATTACAATCTAAGTATGCAACAACAAGGTCAGGCGAAAACATGAAACGATATGCTGGCCAAATCTTAAACGATGGTCTTAGAGAATTTGATGCAACTCTTAATTTACATAAGTCAGTAGAAGCTGGATTAACAATGTGTAAGTATTTAGGTAATATTATCCCTACAACTAGAGATCATTGTAGGCTTGTAAGAAGTGGGGAATATGATATACGAAATGGAGGACTATTTACGATTGATGAAGTCAAACAACTTTGGGCATCTAAGTCTTGGAAAGGCAAGAAGTCAGGAGATCCATTATTAGTTCGTGGTGGATACAATTGTCGTCATCAATGGAGCTTCGTTAACCCTGATTGGTATGACGAAAGCGGAACAATAATAACTGAATAAGGAGTAATATGTCAGAAGAAACAAACGTAGCAGAATCTACAAATGAAAATACAGAAACTAATACAAATGAAGTTTCTCAACAAACACAAGAACAAAAAACTTTCACACAAGATCAATTAAATAGCATAATTGAATCTAGAGTTATGGCTGAAAGAAGAAAATATGAAAAGAAAATACAAGAAGAAGAAAACCAAAAAGCTGAACTTGTTAAACAAGAACAATTAAAAGAAGCTAAAACTAAACAAGACCTTGAAAAGATAATGCAAGAACGATTATCTGAAAAGGAACAGGAAATCCAAACAATTAAAAATGAAATGGTAGCTGAGAAGATTGATAAACAGATTCTTGCTGTAGCATCTACAAACAAAGCTGTTGTTCCTGAACAAATAGTATCTCTTTTAAAATCTGAGTTACAATTAGCTGATGATGGTAGAGTAGAAGTACTTGATAATAACCGAAACATCAGATATAACGAAAAAGGACAACCTTTAACTGTAGAAGATAGAGTAAAGGAGTTTTTAGATACTAACCCACATTTCCGTCAAGGGTCTTTGTCTGGAGCAGGAAGCCAGAGCAGTATCGGTGGTAATAGCCTACAACCCAAATCAATAGGCGACTTGGATTTGAATAATCCTGCTGATAGAAAAGTTTATGCAGAAATGCGTAAGACTAGAAGTGGGTTTAAATTAAATCCTAAATTAACAATTAACAATTAATAGGTAATAATATGGCTAACGAAACAACATCGTCAACGCTATCGGAACTGTACACAGAAATTATTCAAGAAGCTATTTTTAACTTCCAAGAAACTTCTGTTATGAGACCTTTGGTAACGACTTATAATATAACAGGACAAGGCAAACAAATTTCAGTTCCTGTATATCCAACTATCAGTGCGGCGGCAGTAGCTGAAGCAACTGATTTATCAAATACAGCAATCAACCCAACTGAAGCAACTATAACTGCTTCTGAAGTTGGAGTTATGACTACATTAACTGATTTAGGTAGAGATACTGCTTCAAGAGATGTGGCGGCTGACATCGGAAAACTTTTCGGTGAAGCGATTGCAAAAAAAGTAGATGCAGATTTATCTGCTCTATTTTCAGACTTTGCTGGTGGAAATGACTTAGGAGGAGCTGGTGTTGAATTAACTGCTGATCTGTTACTTCAAGCTGAAGCAACTTTAAGAACATTGAATATCCCTAGACCTTACTATGGTGTGTTCTCTCCAAAAGCAATGTTTAACTTGAAGAAAACTCTAACAGCGGCTGGTTACTCAACTGGTGCAAATGCTTTAGGACAATCTCAAGAGCAAATTCTAAGAAGTGGTTATGCTGGAACAGTATTCGGCATCGATCTTTATGAAAATGCAAACATTACATCTTTTGGTGGCGATGATGCAGTAGGTGGTGTATTCCATCCTCAATCATTAGGTCTTGCTATGAAATCTGATTTCAAAATCGAGACTCAAAGAGATGCATCTTTAAGAGCAACTGAAATCGTAGGTTCAGTAACTTACGGTACAGGGATCGTTAAAGATGACTTTGGATGTCAAGTGGTAACTGATATGGCATTTTAATTAATGCAACTTTTGGTGGGGGAGCAATCCCCCATCAATCAATTAAAGGAATATTATTATGGCAAATTTTACAGGTGCAGATGTTATTACAGTAGCAAATGTTCAAACATATCAACCAGATGCTTTTGATTTTGGTATAACTTCTAACGATGCAAAAGTTACTACATGGTTAGGATTAACAACAGATGATATTTTAAGAGAGTTAAGAATAAGATGGTGGCAAACATATAAGTCAAATGTTTTTACAGATATAACAGTTTTAAATACAGTAGAGTTAGACAACACTAGAGTTAATTTAGATCAATTTACTAGAGCTGGTGTTTATTTATTTTTAGGTAAATTCTTTTTTCCAGCATTAACAAAATTTAGACCTGAAGCTGACAAAGATAGATTTGAAAGAATGATTGAATTTTATAATAGCCAATACAACATTGAGTTTCAAAAAATACTTGAAGATGGAGTAGAATATGATTCAGATGATAGTGGTACTATTAGTGTTGCTGAAAGAGAAAACTTACATGGTACAGGAAGACTAATTAGATAATGGCTTTATCGGTTCACTTCTCTACTAATACAAAAAAGATACAAAAGAAATTTAATAGATTTTTAAAAAGATTTCCTCGTGTTACTAGGAAAGGATTAGAACAAGCTGGAGAACAATTAAGAAGAATTATTGAAGATAAAACTACTAGAGGAGAAAAATATACTTCTGGTAGGTTTGTTGGATACTCTCCTGAGTACTCAGCACTAAAAGGTAAGACGACTGTTGATTTACAAGATAGCAATAGAATGTTGCAAAGTATGAAATCAAGAGTAGTCAATAACTACAAATCACAAGTTTATTTTAATGACATGGGAATGGGTAAGAGAGCTTATTGGCATCAAACAGGATCAGGCAATCTTCCTGAAAGACCATTTTTTGGATTTAACAAAAAAGTAGAAAATGTTATAAAAAAACAATTTGAAAATTTAGTAAGTAAAGAAATAAGAAGATTAAAATTATGAGTACAAGAGAAAATATTGCAAGTCATATAGCAAGTACTATTTCTGGTATTACTGCTATAACAATTAAAAAAGTAACTAGACAACCTTTTCCATTAGAAGAATTATCTGAACAACAATTCCCAGCAGTACTAGTTCAAACACAAGAAGAAATAAAAGAAGATCAAGAATTAGGAAGTGGAGCAAAAACTAGAATTAATACATTAGAATTTTTAGTATCAGGATTTGTAAAAACAAATGAAACAAATATTGACACAGCAAGAAATCAATTAATGGAAGTTATCGAAGAAGCATTAGAAACTGATATAACTAGAAATGGAAATGCTTTAGATACTGAAGTTGTCTCCATAGAAACTGATGCTGGTACCTTGTTTCCTTATGGTGGAGTGTCAATGATAGTTAGAGTAATGTACGAACATCAAGCTGGTACTGTATAATGAGCATTAAAAAAAAAATTAACAAAATAGAAAAATTAAATGATAAGATTTCAATACTTTGTGAAGAAATCAAAGAGGAGGTTGAAAATGAAGACCCTTATGAAGATTATGAAGAAGATTACGAAGAAGAACTTGAAGAAGAAGATTAAATCAATTATAAAGACATTATGGCAAAAGATATAAAAATGTTCAAAGGTAATGACGAGATTACAATAAACGAAAATAATCTTGCACACTATGAGAAGCTAGGATATAAACCAGCTAACAGTAAAACAATAATTAAGGAGAAAAAATCATGGCAACCCATCACGGAAAAGAAGGTGTCGTCAAAACAGGATCTAACGTAACTGGCGAAGTAACTGCCTTTACTTTAGAAACTACAGGCGATGTTGTTGAAGATACATCATTAACAGATTCTGCAAAAACTTTTATAGCAGGAAGAACTTCATTTAGTGGTTCTGTTGAATGTCATTTTGACGAAACAGATACTTCACAAGAAGAAATGACAGTTGGATCATCTTTAGCTTTTACATTACTTCCAGAGGGTAATACATCAGGCGATGCTTCATATACAGGTAGTGGAATTATAACAGGAATGTCAATTTCAAATACTTTAGATGGAGTTATTTCTAGAAGTGTTACTTTTCAAGGTACAGGCGCTTTAACAGTAGGAACAGTATAATCTAATTTATGAAGATTATAGACAGAGCAAAATCTCATTTTGAGTCTCTAGGTGTTCAATCTATTGAAGTGGAAGAATGGCAAGATGATAAAGGTCAACCAACTATTATATATTGGCAACCAATAACTCTTGCAGAAAAGAAAAAACTTTTTAATAAAACAGAAAATCTAAACGATGCTGGATTATTAGCTGACGTAGTTATTATGAAAGCTATTGATAAAGATGGCGAAAAGATTTTTTCATTAGAAGACAAACTTCCAATCATGCATAAAGTAGATTCCGATGTACTATCGAAGATAGCTATAGCCATGGTTCAAACTCCAAGTGCTGAGGAATTAAAAAAAAAGTAAGTACTGACATAGAGCTTAAAAATATGCTAATAGTAGCAGATAGGCTCAAAATAAATTTATCTGAACTTAGTCAGATGAGTGAATATGAGTTTAATCTTTGGGTTGGATTTATGTTAGATGAAGTAGAACAATCCAAGGGCAACATGAAAAAATAAATATGGCTCAAAATTTACTTATAAACATTCTTGCAAAAGATAAAACAAAACAAGCATTAGGTTCTGTTCAAGCTGGTCTAGGTAGATTACAAAGAACTGTATTTTCAATACAAGGTGCATTAGCTGGAATAGGTGGTGCGTTAGTAATAAGATCATTAGTCAATGTAGGTTCACAAGTAGAAAATCTAGGTGTTAGATTTGCATTTCTATTTAAAGGAATGGAAGAGGGAAACAAAGCATTTAATACTTTAGTTGATTTTGCGGCTAGAGTACCTTTTTCACTTGAACAAATTTCAGCGGCTTCAGGAAATCTTGCCGTTGTATCTAAAGATGCAGATGAACTAGCTAAAATATTACAAGTAACCGGTAATGTTGCAACAGTAACAGGACTAGACTTTGCTATAACAGCAACTCAAATTCAAAGATCATTTGCCGGAGGTATAGCGGCCGCTGATGTATTTAGAGAAAGAGGTGTTAGAGCATTATTAGGATTCGAAGCTGGAGCAAAAGCAACTGCTAAAGAAACAAAAGATAGATTCTTTGAAGTATTTGGACCTGATGGAGAATTTGGTAAAGCTATGGAAGTTATGGCAGTAACCTTTACAGGAACACTTTCAATGTTATCAGATAAACTTTTTAAATTTAAACTTGAAACTAATAGAGCTGGATTTTTTGACTTTATAAAAAATGGACTTGTTCTTATAAATAAAATCATAGAAGAAAATGGAGAAGCATTAACAAGAGCAAGTGCAAGAACTTCTGAATTTTTAATAAATGTAACTAAACAAATATTAATTAGTGGTGCAATACTTACTGATGCTCTAAGAACACCTTTCTTGTTTGTTGCTAATTCAATAAAAGGAACAATAGATATTTTAAAATCTTTACCAGCAGGAATAAGAGAATTAGGAGTTATTGGATTTCTTATGTTAGGTGGTAAAGGTAAATTATTAATCTTATTTTTAGGATCTATATTTGATGGACTAAGATCAATGTTAGGAAGTTTGACTGATGCTTATGCAAGTATGATTGAGGGCATGGCTAAGTCTATGCGTTTCTTAAAAATTATATCAGAAGAAACTTTTCAAGCTAATTTAGAAACAGTTAAAGAATTTAGAGATACTGCTCAAAGATTAAAAACTCCATTAGCACAGTTAAATGCAGAGATAAAAAACTCAGGAGAGTATTCAGAAGAATGGATGGTTAACACTAGAGCAATAAATGAATTTATAAAACAAATAGAAATAAATATGAAACTTTCTGCAGATCAGATGGCTAAATTATTAGACTTAGCTGGTAAAGTTAAAGAAGAAGCCAAAAAGACAGGATTTAATTTAGATAAGGTTTCAGAAATAATAAAAGAAAAAGTTAAAAAGGAATTAGAAAGTGTTAATGAAAGAATCGCAAAAGGAATAATTGGTTCAGTTAAAAGTTTATCAAAAGGTCTTGCAGAAGTAGTTGTAAGAGGAAAAGAGTTAAACATGACACTTAAAGAAATAGCACAAAGTATTATGGTAAATATTTTATCAAGTCTAATTGAAGAAATAGCATTAAGACAAATTAATAAAATTTTAGGTATTGAGGATCTAAATACAGCAAAGAAAAAAACAAATGAATTAAAAAAACAAGTTAGTCTTTCTATGATAATTGGTGCGTTAACAGGATTAAGTACTAGTGGTGGTTCTATGTCAAGTGGTGGTTATGGTGGAAATATTGGTGGCTCACACGCACAAGGTGGAGCTGTAACAAAAGGTCGAGCTATTCTTGTTGGAGAAAGAGGACCAGAAATGTTCGTCCCAAATAGTACAGGACAAATAACTCAATCATCTAGAGGAACTTCTGGAAATGGAACTACAGTTAATTTTAACATAAACACAGTAGATGCTTCTGGCTTTGAAGAATTGTTAGTTAGATCAAGA